AGGAGTTCGGTGTGTTGTTCGGTGGTCATAAAATTAGATCGTGCCTTTCATGGCTGCGTTGATGGCAATTGCCCAAACTCCAAAAGAACTTTTTTTAACGCAGCAACTTCAGCGTCCGCCCGGTCGCGTTCGGCCTCCGCTTTCTCGGCGCGGGCAATGGCTTCATTGCATCGCGGCTCTTGTTGCTGGATGATTTTATACCTGTGCTCCAAAAGAAACTCACAATCAGCGATTCGTTTATTCGCGGCGGCGAGTTCCGCCTCGGAGTCGGCGATCAACTGCGTTGCCGCTTGGAACGCAAGTTCCCAATCCGTGTCCTCGACCTTCAACCGCTCCACCTCGGCGCGGAGGCGGTCGTTTTCGCCGATCAAATCGTCGGCGTGCTTGGAGTGGTGCTCCACCCAGTTTTCGGCAATGGCGAGTTCGCGTTCAAGGGTGCGGGCGAAGTCGACGGGGACCGCTTCTAGCTCAATTGAAGTCATGCAAATGTTCATTTTGCACTTTTCTGCATCCGTTCTCGGCGTCGGCGCGGGGGTGGGTTGGTTAGGTGGGTTCATTTGGAAAGCGCCTTGACCCGCACGCCGTAGCCCTTGGTTGCCGCCTTGAGGTGCCCGCGCGGTCCGCCGTTGTGGACGCGAGCGAGCGTCTCGACGTCGCCCGCAGCCCACGCTGCCGGAGCGTAGCGCTTCAGGTATGCTGTCGCGACGCGCTTGCTGTAATCCAGATCGGCCACTCGGCTGTAATCGCCGGCAACGCGGCTGTCCGCGTGATAACTGCGATGAATCTGCAACGGTCCCAGCGCCTTCCCGCCGTCGCCGATGATTGGCCCGGTGCGGCCGCTCGTCTCGACTACGTGCAGAGCTCGGAAGAACGAGTCTGGTGGCGCGGCGTGCGCGGTGGCGCAGAGCGCGAGGAGAAGGAGCGTGGATTTCATTTCGAGAGTTTCGCTGCGTTGCGCTTCGCCGCTGCAATCTGCTTCGCCGTGCAGCCCGCGCCGATGCTTTCAGCGAGAGCGATTGCGCGGTCAGCGCGTGCTTGATCGGGTGCGGTGATCGCGAGGATCAGCGCTTGGGTAAGAGCGGTGGTCGGGCTCATGCGCGGAAGATCGGAGCCATCGAGTATTTGCCGAGCGCAAAAACGTATTCGCCTTGGTCGTCGGTCATTACCTTTTTGCGGCTCACGTTGCCCTGCGCTTTGAGGGTGACGAAGGAGCCTTTGCGCTCGATCACTTCCACCGAAAAGATGCAGTCGTAATCGCAAACGCTGCGAGCCTTGAGGGTTTGTCCTGCTTGAATCGTGTTGGTCATTTTTGATTTTGTCGTCGGGTTAATTCCCTCCGATGAGCAAACCATACACATCCGCCCGACGATGTGAAGCCAAATGTGCGCGAAGTATCGCACGCAATCCGTGCGCGTTGATAATCAACGACTTACGTCTGAACAAAAAACAGACTCAGCGCGGAATCACTGCACGAAGTGGATGGTAAAACGCCGCAAGCCTGCGGAGATGTTTGAGCCGTCAACGGTGGCGACTTGAAAGACCGTGTCGTTCGAGTTGTTGCCCGCAGCGGCGTAGTCGTGGGCAATCAGCAAGTCGTTCGCCGGGTCAACGCACGCGGCGAGCACGTAGTCTTGTGTCGTGCCGAGCGAGTGCGTGAACGTGAACGTTTCGGTCGGTGCGCCGCCTGTGAGGTTTTCAACGTGCGAGAAACGATTTATGCCGAGGTTTGCGCGAGCGGCGGACGGGCTGGCGACGTCCGAGAGGTTCGAGGCTTTCTGGGCTGCGCCGGTGATGCGGGAGTCGTTGCCTTCGGCGACCGTGCCGGCTGTGGTGCCAGTGTCGAGAATCGCCGCGTCTCCGAGCTGCCGAGCGTAGAATGTGAACAGGTCGCCAGCAGCCGCCCACGCTCCTGCGGTGCCGCTTCGATTGATTGAGCGGACGCGAAAATATTGAACCGCTGGCGTGCCGATGACCGCTTGCGCGTATTCTTCTCTTGTTAGAAAGGCCCCACCAACGGCTGCGTCCGCTGCGGCGTCCGTGTCGGTAGTAGTTAACACCCACTGGTAATTCGCAATGTCGCGGTCGCTTGGTTTTGTCCACGTCACGACTGCCGTGTAATACTCGTTTCCGAGATGCACCACCGCACCTTTGTCAGCTTGATCGCCAGCGATCCGAGTCAGTCCCGTCAACGTGCTCGGCGGCGTCGTGTTGCTGGGAGCCGTTTGGCTGAGTAGCGAAGAAACCGGCGACAACGCTCCAGAAAACGAAATTCCTCGCGCTGCAAATTGGTAAGACTCGCCAACCGAAAGATCGTCGATGCTGACCGCAACGGAAATGACAGACGTAATTTGGTTTCCAATAATGAAATCGCTCGCTCCTGTGCGACGATAAAGCACGTCCAGCGCGACCGCGCCGGATGGCAATGGTGGAGCCGTGAGCGAAACGCCCGCAAAGCTCGTGCCGTCACTCGATTCATAGAACGTGGTGCTGATCAGCGTCGGCGCGTTAGGCGTAGCCGGCGCAGTCGGGTCAATCGGCCCAGCCGTGATGACCGACGGCGTGGCTTGAACGTAGCTCGTAAAGCCGCTGACGTTCTCAACCGAATCGTAAGCGGTCAGCCAATAGTAATAGGTCGTCCCAATGGTTACGTCCGTGTCCACGAACCGCGACGCGCGAACCTCGGCGATCTTGTCCGTGTTCGCGTTGGCCGGCGTGATTGCCGAGACGTTCCGGTAAATGCCATACTCCGAAAAGTCCGGCTCGGTGTTGTCGTTCCAGTCGAGCGAGACGGCCTTGCCGGTGCCGATGGCTGCGCTGAGTCCGGTTGGCGTTGCCGGCGGCGTCGTGTCCTGCGCGACGGTGATCGAACCGCTAAGATAGCTTGTCGATATCCCGAAGTAGCTCTCGCCGTAAATCCGCACGTTGTAGTTCGTGCCGATCTTCACGTCGGACGAAATGAAGTCCTCGGTCTGCGCGCCCTCGACCGTGTTCCATGTGAGGTATGTCGTGCTCGCGCTTGGCTTGTATTCGATGACGACCGAGCCGCCCGACTGGATGAACTCCGCAGCCGGTGGCGTCCAGCCGACACGGATGCGCGGCAAGATCGTGCCGTCGGCCTGCACCAGTTGAGTCGTGCCGTCCGCCGTCAGCGAAAGGCTTGTCGGTGCGCTGAGCGTAAACGGGTCTGGCAGAGTCGTGTTCGGCGAGTCCGGCACGGCGATTTGATCGCCGACGGCCCACGAGTAAACCGACGAAGCGGTCTCCCGCAGCGTCATGTCGATGAACACCTGCGGCGGCGTTCCGTCGCTCGCAAAGTTCCACTCCATGACCTCGAACACCTTGGACGACCAGCCGAGTTTTTCGTTGGTAATCATCACCGTGTCCCCGGCGCGGACCTGCATCGCTTCGAGGCGGAAGCGAGCAGAGAACGTGATCTCTTCCCGAGCGCGGCGCAGCTCCAGCACGGCGAGCCGTTGAGCGCAACTAGGCGAGGTGGTGAACGGGAGAACAACATCGCGGAAAAAGACGTTGTTGTTGTCGGCGGTGACGTAGGTGGCCGAGCTGATCGTCGGGAAGTCGGTGACCTGCCAGTTGTTCGTCTCGCTCACGTAAACGCCTTTGACCGAGTTCACTCGGTCCCGCGCACTCGTCCGCGTCTGCACGTTGAGCGGTCCCACAAAATGCTTCTCGGTCAGGGTCACCGTTGGTATGCGGTAGGCAGACGCGTAAGGCACGATCCGGCCGCCCGTGTAAGCGATCAGCCCGCCCATTGCGCTGAGGAGCTTCCCGATGTTTTCGTCAGGCGATGCGCTCGTCACAATCACGCCGTTGGCCTCGTAGCGGTTTTCGTAAACAGTCGGCGAGAGCGGAAGGATTTGAACCTGTTCTTCGCAGATGGTTGCAGCGACGCCGAACGCGGTATCGTCAACCTCGGCGGCGGTCATGCCCATGCCGAGCGAAGTGTCAGTGAGGTAATCGCGAAGGCAGAGCGCGGCGTTCGCCGAGTAGGCGGTGTTTCCCGTGCGCGGATCGAGCACTTTCTTGCCGCGAATGACGGCGCTGATGTTTGGAATACCGCTAGGGAATTTCTCGGCGTCCCACGTGAGACGCACGTAAAGGTAGGCGATGCCGCGCAGGCGATGGTGCTCCGTCCATTTTCCATCGGTCAGGCTCGCGGTGTCGTCTTCCAAGTCTTCATCGACCGTCTGATAAGTCTCGCCGAGATGCTTGTTGATGCGCGCTACGCCGTTGTAGAAACCTTGAGGCACGTTGCTGACCAGCGGCACCAACTCGTCATTGAAATACACCTCGTCAATCGCTTGAATCTCGTGGCCGGCGAGCGTGACGACAATGTGAAGGAACTGATTTTTGTCTCCCGTCGTGCTGAGATAAACGACGGTCCCGCTGACTCGGCTTTTGCCGTAAACAATCGTTCGCGCCGAGATCGGCGACCGAACCATTTGCGAACGGTCCGAGAGGGACGAATCGGCAAAGCTCGGCATCTTTGGCGCGAGCAGTTTCGACGCGGCCATTGAACCGCCGATAACCGCAGTGAAAGCGACGATGTATCCGATTGCAGTCGCAATCGCTGCCGATGTGACGCCAACGGTTAGTGCTGCGCTCGCGACTGCGTAGGCGATAGCGTAAA